GGTTGCCTGACAGTGAAGGGTGAGCCGCTGAACACAACGCCGCACCGTCACCTACAGGTGATGAAGTGCTGAACGCGTTGTTCAGTACAGAAGCAGCTTTAATCTGCTTAGTTTGAGACATTGAACGCGCAAGAGCACGAGTATAGCGAGTTGCGAGACGATCGTAGAGATTGTCCTCAACAGCTTCCTCAGTGATGCTGAACGCCAGGGCGATAGTCTCGTGAGTGTAACGAGCAGAATAAGTCTCCTGCGCGTCATCAAACGAGATAGAGCTACCTTCTGATTTAACAGGGGCAGTTCCAAAGCCTGACAGCATCACTTCTTCTTCAAATGCTCGATCTGAAGACTCTTCGTCAAAAATCTCCGCATGCTCGTTATCGTAACGATCATACTCCATCCCGAACAGTGCATTTAGTCCGGGTTCTAGCTCTTTCGCTAATTGTGCGCGAGATATAGCCATGATTTATCCCTCTTAAATGCCTGTGGTTAGTGAAGTAGTTTGCGAAGCAAACCCGCCTGCATTTGCGTTAAAGTGAGCGTTCAGGCGCACAATCAGGGGAATACCCGCTGCTGTGTAATCGCTGTTCGCCTCATCATCCGCAATGCCTACAATACGCAGAGGTAGAGTCGCAGTAGTGTTAACACTGCTTACGCTCAGCGCAGATGTAGAGTTACCGTTGTCTGTAGAACCGGCTTGAGCAGAAGTGCCCAAAGACGCGTTCGCAAACACAGTAGCTAGAGCAGTAGCTCGATCAGTAAGACTCGCATCTGAAGCAACTTGGAAAAGTTGGTTCGGATTGTCTGCTACGAAAGCTTTAACAGGATAGTTAGTATCCACGCTTACCGCAGCAGAACCGGGCCAGTAGTTCAAGAAGACAGGCTTCTTCTGGACCGAATCTTGATATTCAACACCCATTAGGACACCCAATGCTGCGGTAGTACCGCCCGCTGTATCTGCTGCACGAGCAATTACACCGTCCGCAGTAGGAATAACAATTCCATACTGGAAGATAGCATTAGCGTTGTCAGAGGCGATTTCGTACTGGGTTACACCAGTAGTATTTGCGCCGCTACCAACAAGCCCAATAGGACGAAGACCATAGGCAGTTGCTTGGTTTGCCATGATGTATTTCTCCTAAAGGGGTGGCTTACGTCTTGCGAGAGCCACCAAAAGTTACACGAGATTGACGTTCAGGTTTATTGATCGCCATAGTTGAGTGAGCGTTTTCGCGCATCATATCGTGATCAACTGCATCAATTAGGTCCTGACTCTTATTAGCAAAGTACTCAGTACGTTCTTGAACAGTCTCCAACGGTATGCGAGCGAGAACCAAACCACCAACCCCGAAAACACCTTCAAATTTACCTGAATCAACTACCGGGGCTTCGAAATCCGGATATTCATCCGCTCTTACAAGCTCATATCCTTCTCTCAAACGAGCTGAAATGTTCTTGCGGTCGTCAAAACCACGAACCTCCGCTCGTATCCACCGGTGCTTGAACCCTTCGGGCGCAGGCGGTGCATCTAGCATTGATGGGGGAGCCCAAGGCTTACGCCGCTGCTCTTTCTCCCTACTGTCTTTAGCGCGAGAAGATCGATTAATACCCTCAAAACCTTTCTTATCAGTCATAACCGTCTCCTTATTTGACATATTTCGCGTATTCTTCGAGTGGCACACCTAATTTCTTCGCAATTGCGACCTGGCTTGGTGTGAGTTTTATTTGCCTGCGCCCATTTGACGAACTTGTGCGGGATACACCAGCGACCGTTTGGGCGGTACGGCGCTTGGACCCGGTATCAGAAAACTTGTGCGGAAACTCGGCACGGATTCGTTTATCTAGCTCATCATAATAGTCATCGCTAGTCGGGTCAAATGCTTCGTCAACCAACTGCTTATGTATCCCATACGCAGCAAAGGTCATCGTATTATCATTCCCGAACCAGTCGTTCTTCTCAGCCCACTCCTCGGCACGCGGGTCCGGCTTAGGAGCTTCCTGCTGAGGCTGCTGATATTGTTGCTGCTGAGGCTGCTGTTGGGGCTGTTGATATTGCTGCTGTTGCTCATTTTCCTGCTGAGGAGCCCTACGCGCTTGCATACGCTTAGCTTCCTCTAGCTTGGAAGACGCATATTGCAGCTCATTAAGCTTTTTCTGAGCCTCCAAAGTTGCATCCGGGTCGCCTACAGCAATAGCCCTCTTGAAAGCCTCTTGGGCCGCGGCGGTTTCTGCGGTTATCCGACCACCGTACTCGGTAAGATACCCTTGATCCACGGCGGTTAGCTTGGCTTTCATTTGCTGCGCTTCGTGCTGCACACCCTGCGCATACTTAAGCGCTTCTTCACGCTGACGCTCAGCTTCACGCATCTTCTTGGTCAGACGGTCAATGCGCTTTTTAACGCTTTGCGAGTACTCTTCGTGCTCGTCGCCTTTATCCGCATCTTCTTTTGCAGTGACGGTGGTTTCTTCGGGGGATTCAGAAACGTCATCTATTTCAACGTCTTGGCCTTCAAAGCCCTCACCTACGTCTATATCTACTGTGCCGTCATCGACACTGGTCTTTAACTGCTTTTCTTCTTCGCTCATGCCGCGCTCCTTTAAAAGCTAATAATATCTTCCGGGTCATCTATCGTAGCCAGGATCTCATCGTCGTTAAGAATACGGACTTCGCCTCCGTCAATACGGAACCTGGAGCCTGCGTAACGAGCGAAAACAACCCAGTCTTTTTCCTTACACCAAGGACCGTCGGGGAACTTCTCCTGATCGGCATAGGCCAAAGGACCTTGCTTCAGGACATAACCAACAACCGTTTGGATTTGACCGTCGTCCAAAATTTTGTCCGGTATGTAAATACCGCCATCGGTTGTGGCTTTACCACGGTAGGGAAGGATAAGCATGCGCCAACCTGTGGGGTTTGGCATACGCTCTATCATAGATTTATCAGCTTTTGAGGGGTCTAGAACACGGGCTTTAGGCTCGACATACATGTCGTCTACGCCTTCTTCCTTTTTGAGTTCCGCTTTGGCAGCTTCCGCGGCCTTAGCTTGTTTCTCCGCTTCTAGTTCTTTGGCTAAATAGCCTGGCACTTCAATCATGCATTTGCTCCTGTTTTTCTAGCAGGTCCGAGAGTTCCTGTTGGATATAATTCAAAGAGTTAAGCTCGCCCATCAAAGAGGCATACTGCTCCATAGAATTAATGCCATTGTTTTCTAGCAGGTCTAAAACCTGACCTTTGCGCTCTTTGGTTATCTTTTGGATAAACTGAACGACGTACAAATCCTCCATAACTCCTCCGTATAGGACAATCCTATATCATTGGAGTATATCTTATACTTTTGAGGATTAGAAACAAAAAGGGGCTAGAACACCCCTTGGAAGCGTTGCTTGACGCGAACAATAGGACTGAAACCCTTGACTGCCCCGCCATTGGCCATTTTCTTGGTCTTTCCAGCCTTAGACAAGGCGATAGCCACAGATTGGTCCTGTGGGTACCCCTCGTCCTTAAGCTTGCTTATGTTGGAGCTTATAGTCTTTTGACTATCACCACGCATTAACGGCATGACGGCCTCCTAGCAAATGTGGAACTCACCACCACGCAGCATAGCGCCCATACCGCGGCTCTTGCCTTTGGTGCAAATACCCTTTGCAGTATTAGGCGTCTTTTCTTCCTTCAACGTGGCGTAAGGGATGCGGCCTTGGTCTTTAATGTCCGCATAGTTTGTGGCTTTAGGGGCCTTGGGAGCAGGGCTACCCATAATCTTTACTCGACTCATCACTAACCTCCTCGGTTCTGTCGTAATCGTAATAGCTCTCGTTGAGCTTGTGCGTCTAACCTAGCTGCCGTCATTTCTTCCTGGCTCTGAAGCCTTTCATTGAACTGACGGCTACGCTCCATCATCTTTTGACGCTCTAAGTCTAGCTTAGCTTGGCTCTCTTGGATATCAGCCATTGCCTCTTGCTCTTTAATGCCGATTTCTCGTTCTTTGAGCGCGATTAACGGATCAGGGCCTTGCTGTTGCTGCTGTCCCTGGCCTGCTATCTGCATGCTCAACTGGCGTACATTCTGTAGCTCTTGAGCGATGTTTTGCGCGATCATCATCTCAATTTCGAGCATCTGATCATCGGTAGGCGGTTGTCCCTGACTTTGCTGCATAAACTGCATCATAGCCATTTCTTCCGACTTAATCTTGACGTGCTCCGTTACGTGTTTCTGCAAGGAAGCGATAATAGCCGGAGTCTGAGCCGCTATAGGCGACGCACTGAACAACAGGTGTGATACAATGTGCGCATCGTGGTTCTGGCCATCAAAGGCTTTAAGGTCCACGTTTTCCAGCG